CGTGCACTGATCGTCAACAACCCGTCCATCAAGGATTTCCTGATCGAATCTGACGCGCGCGGGGTCGGTTATCGCTGCACCGCTGATGGCACTGATATCGACCAGAACGAGATGGAGACACCTCTGTCTCGCTCGTTCTCGATCACGCCGGTCGTGTCGGGTGCTGGGAGTATCCTAAAGATCATCGCTGGCGCGGTGCTGATCGGCCTCGCGGTCGGAGCGTTCGGTATGTTTGCGCCGTTTGCGGGTAGCCTTGTCGCGGGCATGCTGGGCGGCGCTCTCGTTCTCAGCGGTGTCGCTGGCCTGCTTGCTCCCACGCCAACTGCACAGCAGGGGCAGGCGAACGACAACAAGTACTTCGATGGGCCGCAGCAGACTGTCCAGCAGGGCACGGTGGTTCCGGTCGGATACGGACGGCTCATCATTGGATCGAAGGTAATCAGCGCAGGGATTACCGTCGAGGACCAGTACACCCAGTACTCACAGTACGGCCCATATATGGGCAACTTCAGTGGTGATCGTCGATATGACCAACCCTGACGCACTTCTGATCTCTGGCGCTGGTGGCAAGGAGGGTGGATCCGGTGGCGGCCTGAACGAGTCGCCAGACAGCCTCAAGTCGACCAGCTACGCGCAGGTCCTCGATCTGCTCTGCGAGGGCGAGATCGTCGGCCTCGTCAACGGCGCGCAGTCGATCTACGCGAACGACACTCCACTGCAGAACGCAGACGGCACCTACAACTTCACCGGAGTGCAGTGGGTCTCGTCAAACGGCACCCAGACGCAGGCAGCGGTCCACGGTTTCGATACGATCCGCACCGAGATCCAGAATGGCGGCGAGGCCAAGGTTGGCACCCCGATCACGGTATCGATCACCAACTCAAATATCTCTGCGGTGGTTGTGACTGTCGAGTTTCCACAGCTCTCCTATCTCGACAATGAGGGCAACCTCGGCGGCACCAGCGTCAACTACGCCATCGATCTGCAGAACAACAACGGCGGATACGTCGAGGCGCTCACTCAGACCGTCACGGGCAAGTCCTCCTCTCCGTACCAGCGTCAGCACCGCATCACTCTGCCGCCGGGTGGCCCGTGGGATATTCGTCTACGGCGGATCACCGAGGACAGTCAGAAGACCGGCCTTAACAACAAGATCATCTTCCGCAGCTACACGCAGGTCGTCGAGGCCAAGCTGCGCTACCCCAACAGCGCGATTGTGGGTATGCGCGTTGATGCCAGCCAGTTTCGGTCGATCCCGACGCGCGGCTACGACGTCAAGCTGCTGAAGATCAGGATCCCGACCAACGCGACCGTTCGCGACGACGGGTCTCTGGTCTACACCGGGAGCTGGGACGGCACCTTCAAGATCGCGTGGTCATGCTGCCCCGCGTGGTGCATGTACGACATGCTCACCGCGAACCGTTATGGGCTGGGGGATTACATCCCATCGTCGATGATCGACAAGTGGCAGCTCTACAAGATCTCGCAGTACTGCAACGAGCTGGTGCCAGACGGCTTCGGCGGCAGCGAACCGCGCTTCTCCTGCAACGTCCTGTTCGAGACGCCGCAGGAAGCCTACCGCGCTCTGAGTGACATGGCCTCGATCTTTCGGGCGATGCCTTACTGGTCGGCTGGGGCCATTACCCTCTCGCAGGACTCGCCGCAGGATCCGACGTACCTGTTTCACAACGGGAACGTCATCGAGGGCAAGTTCTCGTATCAGGGCAGCTCGGCCAAGGCTCGCCACACCGTCGCTCTGATTCAGTGGAACGACCCTGAAGACCAGTACCGACAGAAGATCGAGTACGTCGAAGACCCTGATGGCATCGCGCGCTATGGGGTGATCGAGACGCAGGTCATCGCGGTGGGATGCACTTCGCGCGGGCAGGCGCACCGCGTCGGTCGCTGGACGCTTTACAGCGAGCGTTACGAGACTGAGGTGGTGACGTTTCGGTCGGGCGCAGAGGGACTGTTTGCAACCCCCGGCGACATCATCAAGGTTGCCGATCAGCACCGCGCTGGTCGTCGGATCGGTGGACGGATCGTCGGTGTGTCTGGCCGCTACATCACGCTCGACAAGCTCGACGTCGCACCGACGCTGCCCGCAAAGATCTACGTCGGGAACCCTGACGGGACCGTCACCGGCTACGAAATCGCCTCGGTGAACAGTAAGACCATTCAGACGAAGACCGACATCTACCCCCTGCCGCCAAAGCACGGTCCGTGGATCATCACGAGCGCCGCGCTCGACGCGCAGACCTACCGTGTCCTCGGTGCCTCTGAGTTCGAGGATGGGGACAAGCGTGGCTACGAAATCACCGCGCTCCAGCACGAGTCGACCAAGTACGGGTACATCGAGGGCGGTCTGACGCTGCAGCAGCGCGAGTTCACCTCGCTGTCGCCCGTTCCGAGCGCGGTGACCGCCGTGACGCTGGTTGAAAGCCTCTACGCCTACCAAGGCGCGGTTCGCTCCAAGGTGACCGCCTCGTGGCCCGCAGCGACGAATGCCACGGCCTATCGGATCCGCTGGCGGTACAACTCTGGGAACTGGAGCGAGGACACCACCAACTCGCTCGACTACGACATCCTGAACACCGCCCCCGGCCTGTTCGAGGTTGAGGTCACCGCGATTGGTGTGTTCGGCACCGCGTCTCGCTCGTCGACGAAGGCGAGCCTGCAGGCGCTCGGCAAGACCGCGCCGCCGACCGACGTCACTAACCTGACCGCCTCGGTGGACGCGGTGATCGGTGTCACGCTGAACTGGAATGCCGTGCCGGATCTCGATGTGTCCTACTACGAGGTGCGTCAGGGTTCGTCGTGGGACACTGGCGTAGTGATCGGCAAGGTGGCCGCCACCACACTCAAGGTCGGCACGATCATCGGCGGCACGACCTACTACCGCGTGAAGGCAGTCGACACGACGGGTAACTATTCGGTGAACTCGCCGCGTGTAACGGTGGGGATCACCCGACCGTCACTGCCAGTTCCGAGCGCGACCGTGATCGACAACAACGTCCTGCTCTCGTGGCAGGACTGCACCCAGACGCTTGTGATCGACTATTACGAGGTGCGTCGTTCACTGTCGAACTACGCCAACTCGACCGTGATTGGCAAGGTGAAGTCGACCTTCATGCCGGTGTTCGAAACGGCCTCGGGGAACTACCGCTACTACATCACGGCGTTCGATACGGCTGGCACCGCCAGCTCGATTGGCAACGTCCTCGCGACGGTCAGCCAGCCGCCAGATTACCAGCTCATGCTGAACTACGCGGGCAACTTCGGCGGCACCAAGACGAACGCCATCGTCGACGGCGGCGAGCTGTTCCTGCCAGTGAACACGACCGAGACCTACGACCAGCACTTCAGCACTCGGAGCTGGGCGAGCTGGGATGCGGCTGCTGTCGCTGGTTACGCGAACTTCATCGCGCCAAACCCGACCGCAGCGGTCTACGAGGAGACCCTCGACTACCTGACGACGATCCCTGCCGCCCGCCTGCAGCTCACCACCACCAGCTCGGTCGAGTACGGCACAACCACGATCACGCCGAAGATCTCGGTATCGAACACCTCGATCACCGGCCCTTGGACCGACCTGACCGGCACCAGCCCCTATGCCACGAACTTCCGCTACGTGAAGGTGCGCTACGATGTGGCGGCGTCGACCGGGAACGGGTTGATCAGGATCTCTGCGTTCAACCTGAAGATCGACGCGAAGCAGAAGACAGACAGTGGATCGAAGGCTGTCAGCTCCGCAGATACAACTGGCACACCGATCTCGTTCAACACGAGCTTTATCTCTGTGAACTCAGTCAGTGTAACACCGAATTTGTCCGGCACCGGAGCAGCGGCTATTTATGCCGTCTGCGACTTTGATGGAAGTGTGACTAACCCTACTTCATTCAAGGTCTACCTCTACAATTCATCTGGTGCGCGCGTCAGCGGCACTGTTTCTTGGACCGCACGAGGCTACTGAAATGGCTGATTGGAATACCCCTATCGTCTCGACCGCGTACGCCACGGTCCTTACGAACCTCAAGGACCGCGACTACGACAGCGCGACGATGTTCGCCATCGCCACGCCGACGAACACGCCGACCGGGGCGATCAAGCTGGACACGACCAGCACCACTTCGTCGCTGCAGCGGTGGAGCGGCACCGCGTGGGCCGACGCTGTCACCACTTGGTTTGCCCCGGCCCTGTCCGTCAGTGGCACCTCCTCGTTCGGCGCGACGATTCAGTCTGGCACCGGGGTGACTACCGGATCCTGCATCATCGAGGTCGGCGGCCTGCGCTCTGGCGACGGCATCTCTGCTGTCGACTTCCATGCCACCACCGGAACCGACTATGAGGCGCGCATCAGCCGCGCAGCAGGCGTCAACGGCGCGATGTCTATCGCGAACACCGGGACCGGCGGCCTCAGCCTCAACCAGACCGGCAACGGCATCATCAGCCTGCAGACGAACGGCAGCGAGCGCATGCGCATCGACGGTGCGGGCAACGTGGTCATCGGCGGAACGACGCCCACGCGCGATGCCACTGGCCGCGCGCTGATCGAGCTGCAGGGCGCGGCGACCTCAATGGTAGCCTTCCGTGGCGCTGGCGCTGAGAGCGGCTACCTCTACGGTAACGGCGCGAACATGTTTCTCTACTCGACCGGGTGGGTTCGCCTGCAGGGTGAGACGGGGCACCTCTTCTACATCGGGACCAGCACCGAGGTCGCGCGCATCAACGCATCCGGCAACATGGGGATCGGCACGACCGCGCCGCAGGGCCGCCTTGAGGCCCGTGGCGGCATCACTGTCGTGAGCGCCTACGGCGGCACCCCGGCATCGCCGACCGAAAGCAACACCTCGACGACCCCTGCGCTCACCGTCAACACCTTCGGTACCGGCACCACGCGCCTGCTGCAGGCGTGGTCTCTCCCCGGCGATCCGCTCTCGTTCTCGGACAACAGCCAGTGGTGCCTGCGTCTGACGCAGACGGCAAGCTCGACGACCTCGGCAGGCGTGACCGGCGCAACTCTCGCTGGCCCCGGCTACCTCGCGCTGGGCGCTGGCGCTGCGGAGCGGCTGCGGATCGATGCCACTGGCAAGGTAGGCATTGGCAAGACCGCGCCGACCGTGGCGCTGGACGTTGTCGGCGCGATCACCGCGAGCGGCGATATCACGGCGTTCTCGGACGTTCGTCTGAAGGAGAACGTGGTGATCGTCCCCGGCGCTCTCGAGAAGGTGAAGCGCCTGACCGGCGTGACGTTCGACCGTGTCGACAGCGCCGAGCCGCGCAGCATCGGCCTGCTCGCGCAGGAGGTCCGCGAGGTAGCCCCAGAGGCCGTCCGTGAGCATGAGGACGGCTACCTCTCCGTGAACTACGGCGGCCTGATCGGTCTTCTGGTCGAAGCGATCAAGGAGCTGGCCGCGTGACCCTGCCACTGAGCGGCGCTCTCGCCATGAGCGCGGTCAACACCGAGCTGTCCCGCGCGACCGGCGCGACGACGTCACTGGGCGAGACGACCACGCGCGGCCTCGCCGGGGTGGCGAGCGGCGCGATCTCGTTCAGCTCGCTCTATGGTAAGTCCAACGCCGCGCCAGCGCCGACGTTCAGCCCGGTCTCGGGCACCTACAACATCGCGAACGACGGATCGGTCTCGTTCACGATCACCTGCAGCGCGTCGGCAACGTGGACTTGGTCGCGGTCTGGATCGACGTTGGGCCAATCGACTGTCACCAGCGGCGGCTCGGCCACCTCGATCACGCTCAGTCTCGCGACCACCGTGCAGGATCGCACCTGCACATTTACAGTCACGGGAGCCTCTGGCGGCGTCACGCAGAACTACACCGTCGTACTCACGGCTTGGGGCAGCGGAACTTTCTAATTCCCCGTCAAGACATTGACGTAATCGCGATGTGCTTTGGTCTCTGGTATTAATAGACACTGGATCAGCATTTTAGCGTACCGGGAAGACAATGAGTGATTGGCAGTCTTTCGACTTAAGCTACATCTACACAGGTGCGGCGGGCATTCTTGGTCGCCTGATGTTTCACTCGCGACAGGTGCAGCGCGGCTACCGCAATCCGATCTCGTGGACGCTCCTGTTCGATCTGCCAATCGGCCTCGGGATGGGCT